ATAGAGATCCAGAAGAGATGTTGGCAGCATTCAAAAGAAAAGACACTATCTCGGCGATAAATCACAAATGCACGACACATGTGGTTGATGTGCGATATCCTGATCAGGTGCAAGCTATCCTGAAAAGATATCCAGATTATTGGCACAATCCGCCGCAGGATTGAAATGGCCACACAAGCTGAAAAAGATCTGCATCGTGCAGCACGGGAGGCACATCGTGCCCGGAAAAGAAATGAACCTGTGATAGCAAACGATCCTGCCGGTCCTGTGGATTGTGCCTGCGTGATCCATGGCTCAGGATATGATTTTGTCTATGTGGATCGACTGTACAACATGTTGAATCGTCATTTGACTCGCGGTGCAAGATTGCATGTGTACACCGAAGCTGGTAGACCTGTGCCCGGCCACATGATCCGTCATGACCTAACCGAATGGCCCGGAGTGTCGGGACGCAAACGCAGCTGGTGGTACAAGATGCAGTTGTTCAACTCAGAACATTTTCGCGGACAGTTGCTGTACTTTGATCTGGACACAGTGATCGTGAGCAACATAGATTGGATGACTCAACTCAGTCCGGTGTTTTTTTGGACCTTGAGAGATTTCCGTTCGCTGTGGCGACCGGATCTGCATGCCATGAATTCGTCTGTGATGTATTGGAATACCCTGCATTGGAACACCATCTGGACTCAATTTGAACAGCAGGGCATAGAGCGTGTGGGACTGCGACATCAACACGGCGGTGACCAGGACTATCTAAACACAGTGATACCTGCACAGCGACGACGTTTTCTAGACGAACAGCGCATAGTGAGCTGGCGCTGGACAGCACTGGATGGCGGTATGAATTTCAAGAATCGCACCTATCACAGACCCGGGCGCGGAACCTTGCTGTCGCCTGCCAACAGTGTGCTGGTGTTCCATGGCGACCCAAAACCACACGAAGTGTCGGATGCTGTAATAAAATCTCACTGGGTCTGACATAAATACAGCATGGAGGACAAATCATGGTTCAACGAACAGTCAAAATGATAGGTAGAGCGTATTCCACCAGTGGCGATGTGCATGTGCAAGCAACATACAATGGAATAGAGATCTCAACCGGTCCTGTCGCGACTATTGTGACAGACGTGATTCCGCGACTTGCAGAATTACCTGCCTTGGCTCGACATGAATTATTTCAATTCGAAACCACAACAGACACCACTGGGCAAATTCCAGTTGTTATTTCTGTGACTGGGGGCACTTTGTTTTTCAATCAGTTACTGATGAATTATTCAGGGTTTGAAGAACAGAGACAAGCAATTGATCCCGATATTCCTGTCAACCCTGAAGATCCCAGCACATTTAACTGGGTAGTGACAGTAGAACCTAATTTGTACTATGCAGATCCAAATACCAATACTGCGGAAAGTGATGGTATTTCTAATCTCACAAAAAATGGCGAACCTTGGGCCTGGCGTGTGAATGTGGGCAATCTTTTGGGTGATTGGACATATCCCATACATGATGGTGAAACAGTTACTTTTGACTTTTTTGTGGATCCTAATAAATTACGACTGCGCGGCCCAATATATTGATAATTCAATGATCAATCAAAAACCCTGCACAGTGTAGGGTTTTTTTTTGAGGTTGACCCATATCATGTTCTACAGTACAATACACTCATGTCAACACCAAAGCACACAACAAAAACTGCTGAAAAATGTCGCAATTTTTTGCAAGTAGAGTTGGAAAAAGATGCAAGCAAAACGGTTGACTGGTATCGTAATCGCTGCTACAATAGTGGCTTAACAACACAACGGGGCTAGAAACCATGAGTGCTATTCGTATCGTACGCGGTGAATATCGCGGCAAAACTGTAAAAAACCAGAACTTCACACTGGTCAGCGGCTTCCAAACAGGCGCCAAGGGCGGCTATGTGACCGTGCAAAATGATGGTACCTTTCCCAACTGCCCTGCCACAATCCGCATCCGCGTTGATGCTATCTCTGACTACGAGATGGTGTCAGGCGACAGCGTTGAACAGAACACACCTGCTCCAACCGCAACTGCTAAGATCTCAGAGACTGAAGAGCAAGCAATGACTCGCATCCGCGAGCGTTTTGAAATCCTTACAGAAATGAGCAAGGCATGCATTGGCGGTGACATCCGCGCAATGATCGTGTCGGGCCCTCCTGGCGTGGGCAAGAGCCACGGCGTGGAACAAGAAATTGAAAAAGCCACGCTGTTTGACAAGATCGCAGGCAAGCGGCTTCGTGCAGAAGTTGTGAAAGGTTCAGCCACGCCCATTGGCCTGTATCAAGCTCTTTACAAATACAGCGACCCCAACTGTGTGTTGGTGTTTGATGACTGTGACTCAATCTTGCTGGACGATGTGTGTTTGAACCTGCTGAAAGGTGCACTGGACTCTGGCAAGAAGCGCAAGATTTCCTGGTTGAGCGAAAGCAGCACTCTGCGTCGCGAAGGCATCCCAGACAGCTTTGACTTCAAAGGCAGTGTGATTTTTATCACCAACTTGAAGTTCGACAAGATGAAATCGCAGAAACTGCGCGATCACTTGGACGCACTGCAAAGTCGTTGCCATTACTTGGACTTGACCCTGGACACCATGCGTGACAAGATCTTGCGTATCAAACAGATTGCCAAAGACGGTGTGCTGTTTGCAGACTACGATTTTGAGCCCGAGACACAAGACACGATCTTTGAGTTCATGGAAACCAATCAAGATCGTCTGCGTGAGATGAGCCTGCGTATGGCGCTGAAGATTGCAGATCTGCGTAAGCTGAGTCCTGACAACTGGCGTCGTCTGGCAGAGACCACCTGCATGAAAGCAGCAGACTAATGGCCTGGGTAGCCGTAATTGCAGCCGTATGGTGCGGCTACCCTTGGTTGGCGTTTTTTATTGCTATACTTCTTTTGATGTGAGTGCCTGAAATGGAAGTTTCAATTGTTTGGATGTTGCTGAATGGTTGGTTCGCCAAGCATTGTTTTGAGGATGGGGCCACAGCAACAGGATGGATCTGTTTGTTTCTCAGTGCCTATTATCTGGCTCGTGTGATGGAATCGATTTTTTAAGGAAACCGTATGTTTGAAATCTGGGATGGTGATTTGTTTTTGTACACAGTGGATAGCACATATGAAGCTGATGAAGCCGAGGACTCAGGATTCCGAGTGGTGCCAATCGTCAAGCAATAGCAAGTTTTTCGGCAGGTGCTGAAAAAAGAGTTGCAGTGAATTTCTAGCCCGGCAGCTCTTTTGTGACAGGTGTCAAATTGGCACCTGTCTTTTTGACTGTGGCGACCGGACTATAAATAGTTGATGAAATTAGTATTTGACATCGACTCTGTGGATATTGAATTATATCCAGGTCCAGCAACTGATTTTATACTAAAATGTTTTAAACACTTACAACATGTTCCGGTACCCATGCGCGACTGGGACTATCCTTTTTATTTTGAACAGCACACCCGAGATTATCCAATCAGTCAACTATGCAATTTTGCAAAACCATTGGGCATCACTGTTGATCCTGCGCAGTGCCAGCAACAGAGTTATCTAAATGATCTGCATTTTTTATATGAAAAGAATTCCAACGGAAAATCTGACTGGCTTGATTTTCATGAAAGCATTCATCTTGTTGAGAAAATAGATAAAAATGTCACATCCGTTAGACGCCTACTGATCGATTATAGAGAATTAGCTGGACCGTTACTATCAAAATTTGATTGTTACCTCAAAGATCAGTGCATCTTGGACCTGCAGCCCGGCGATGTCACTGTTGGCTGGTCTGAATTGGGAAAAACTCCTTACAGATATTGGAAAACTCAAGAACCCAACGACATAAATCGCATCCGCGATTTGATAAAACCTTATCTTACTTTTCGCCCTAGATTGACCATACAACTGGATCCTGTGATACCGCACAGTGCTCAAGTTCTCGAGAACTTCAACAATTGGTGGGCTCAATATGAGTCGGACTGGTGCCGACATTGGAACTCTGCTCCTTGGACTACAGAACATATGTTTGGAAGGATAGTGGTAGGACGGGTACAAAATTTTGATAAATTTTTACAGCTTCTACAATCAAACCGTCTATTAAAATATGTGACTCTCTAATCAGGTTGCAAAAAGTCCAACAAAGTAGTATAATCAAAGTATGAAACGAGCAACTATAACAATCCGCGACGAAGTGAACATCAAGATTGAAGGGCTGGATCTTGACACACGCAGAGATCTTGTGAAGAAATTCAAATACGATGTGCCTTATGCTCGCTATCTTCCGGCAGTGCGCCTGGGTCGCTGGGACGGTAAAGTGGCCTATTTCCAACTGGGCGGCAGCACTTATGTGAATCTCTTGCCCGACATAATCCCCATATTAGAAGCACAAAACTACGATATCGAACTGGACGATCAGCGTGAATACACCACTCAATTTGATTTTGTACAAGTTGTAGAAACCACATATCAAGATCGACTATGGCCCCAGGCACATCCTGCAGAGGGACAACCCATCTTGTTGCGTGACTATCAAGTGGAGATCATCAACAACTTCCTGGCCAATCCACAATGCTTGCAGGAAGTGGCCACGGGTGCAGGCAAGACCATCATGACAGCAGCACTGAGCGATGCTGTGAGTGTGTATGGGCGCAGTATTGTTATTGTGCCCAACAAAAGTCTTGTGACGCAAACAGAAAAAGACTACATCAACATGGCTCTGGATGTGGGTGTGTATTTTGGTGATAGAAAAGAATATGGCCGAAGCCACACCATTTGCACCTGGCAGAGTCTAAACAATCTATTAAAGAACACAAAGAATGGTGTGGGTGATTGCACCATACAGGAGTTCTTAGAAGATGTTGTTTGTGTGATAGTGGACGAAGTACACATGGCCAAGGCAGATGCACTAAAGACTCTGCTCACAGGCGTGATGGCTCACATACCCATACGTTGGGGACTCACAGGAACCATCCCAAAAGAACTGTTTGAAAGCCAGAGTCTATTGGTGAGCCTGGGTCCAGTGATATCAAGACTGGCTGCCAGTGAACTACAGGATCGCGGTGTGTTGGCGCAGTGCCATGTGAACGTGGTGCAGCTGGTGGACATTCGTGAGCACAAGACCTATCAAGAAGAACTGAAATATCTCTTGGAGGAACCCGGCAGATTAGATGCTATCGCACAGTTGGTTCTACAAGTGAATGAAACAGGCAATACGCTGGTGTTGGTGGATCGTGTGGCAGCCGGACATGAACTGGTCAGCAGACTGGGTGACCGTGCTGTGTTTGTGTCCGGTGCCACCAAGGCCAAGGCCCGGCAGGACGAATATGATGAAGTGGCTGTGAGCACAGACAAGATCATTGTGGCCACATACGGTGTGGCAGCAGTGGGTATCAACATACCAAGAATCTTTAACTTGGTCATGGTCGAGCCAGGCAAGAGTTTTACACGGGTGATCCAGTCAATCGGGCGTGGTATCAGAAAGGCCGAAGACAAGGACCATGTGCAGATCTGGGACATCACCTCAACATGCAAATTCAGCAAACGGCATCTAACCAAACGCAAGGTGTTCTACAATGACGCAGAATACCCTTACACTCAGGAGAAATTGTCATGGCAATAGGTTGCATCTGTGCCTGCAATAGTGTACAATAAACTCATGCGTATCCTTACATTAGACAACCGTCCCTATGATCTCGACCATTTGCCTGAAGAGGTGGATGACATGAGATTTGCCATATTAGATAATTCTGACCCGGCCAACCCTGACTATCATTATATTCCACTAATCTTTTTAGAGAGTTTTAATGCACCTGCCTTGGTATTGCAAATAGGCGATGCCAGAATAAAAATGCCCGTGGATTGGCAGATCTTGATTGGTGAACCAGATGTGGGTGATCTGGAAATGCTACCACTCACCAGCATAAATGATCGTGGCTTCAAGGTATTTCAATTTAATCCACTCAGCAGTTTCCGTCCCAGCTTTCCGTCTATAGAGATCGTGGATGTGTATCAGGAAGTGGCCTGGTATGCTCCCAAGCTGAAGAACGGGCAGATGTTGTGTGTGCCTATCAATGATGCAGAGCAACCAGACTGTGTGTACTTTGTGAAAGACATCAGCCGCAACTGCGAAATAGTGGATTACAATCGGGCCTGGTGATGGGACAGTTAGCGCCAGGTGCCACATACATATACGAGCGTGACGGTGACACAGTGTATCGTCGTGAGACTGGTGCAGCTCCCGGCACACGAGTGGAAGTGGGCTGGGAGTATGATCCCAGAACCAGTAACGGCAGGCCGTTGCATGAAGAAATAAAAGAAGCCAAGCTGTGGGGTGATATTCGCCGAGCAGCCCGCACCAATCCTGCTTTACAAGATGCCTTGGAACGTGTTATAATGATCTATCATCTAACTCGAACTGAAAAATTACCATGAAAAAGACTGTCAAACTTGCACCTGCGGATCCGTATCTGGACCAGTGGAAAGACCTGTGGCTTACCAAGGAGTATGAACCAGATGCCTGGGAACGTGCCAAATGGGAAAAATTGTGGGAAACGGAAGAATATAAAGAAGAAAAAGTATATGAGCCTTACTTTGAATTGTCTGGCGATGAATACCGACTATTCGAAGAATGGCGAGACATAACAGCAGCCGCTGAAACCAATGTGGCTTTGAAAGACCTGCTGGATCAAGCAAAAATGGTGTATAAACTGACCAAGATCAAATGAGCGACAAACTGAACATTTCAAATGAGATGCGACAACTGGACGCAAAGAACCGTGACTTCTATGATGAACTTACTCCAGAAGAACGCCGGAAGTTTAGTACATTCTTAATGGTGCGTTGGGGGTCGGCAGTGGATGGCAGCCAAGAGATCCAGGAATACTATGTGCAGAGCACCAATCACTATCTCAACAAGCACTTCTTTACCATGCATCGACATCCCAAACTGCAATGGCTCATGGCCACAGCGGTCAGCCCGGGCATGGGTGCTCAGCGGCACAACTGGATCGCACCCAAGAAGAAAGAAGCCGGTGCAAGTGCCATAAAGAAACAGTTACGAGAACTGTATCCACATTTCAAGGATGACGAGATTGATTTGATGGCTGCGCTCACGGACCGAAAAGAAATAGCTCAACTGCAACGGGCTCATGGCAACGACTAACGACTTCACATGTAAGTATTGCGAACGATCATTCAGCCGAGAAACCACGCTGAGTGTGCATGTTTGCGAACAAAAGAAACGCTGGCAAGAACAAAGTGAACGTGGCGTGCAGCTGGGCCTACAAGGCTATCTAAAGTTCTACGAATACACACAAGGATCTGCCAAACTCAAAGGGTGGGATGACTTTGCTACATCGCCTTACTACCGAGCATTTGTGAAATGGGGTAGGTATTGTGTGGATGTGCGTGTGATCCAGCCAGAACGATTCCTTGAATGGTTGTTGAAAGGCAATCGCAAGATTGACAACTGGTGCAGTGATCGGCTATACACAGAGTATCTTGTGACACATGTGCAGAAAGAAACTGTGAATGATGCCTTGGCACGAGCCATTGAATATGGATTGGACTGGAGTGAAAAGACACGGTATCCTGCACATGATTGTTTGAGATATGGCAGTGCAAATGCCACATGTTATGCTGTGACCACAGGCAGGATCAGTGCCTGGGTGATCTACAATAGTGAATCCGGGCAGAAGTTCCTATCTGAACTCAACACAGAGCAAGTGGCCATGATATGGCCTTACATTGATTCAGATGCGTGGCAGAAGAAGTTTGCGGATTATCCTGGGGATCAGGAATACGCTCGAGAGATTTTAA